ACCCCGGCTTCATCGCCTCACCCCTCCGATGTCATCGGCCCAGCGCTCGGTGTAGAACGAATAATAATCCACCTCCCGAAGCCTTTTGAACGTGGAGTGCGCCCAAGCCCACAGCAGGGACGGAAGCCCTATCACGATGAGGTAGAGCCAGCCGAGATATAGCGACTGCCTTGTGTGCCCGTACTCGTGGCTTATGGTGTCACGGACGTATGATGAGCTGTTGTAGCGGTACTTCCACGGCAGGATGATGAACCGCCCGAGGCTGATGCCGCCTCTCATCCTTTCAGTGTAGAGGATGCGGACATCCCCGTAGGGTGCCTCCATGCACTGGCAGTCCACGCCGTAGAACTGGAAGAGGATGAACCCCAGAAGGCACTGCGGGAGTTCCCACAGAAGCCTCAGAAAATTGATGATCTCTTTCATAACTCAATATATTTGCGTCAAACGTCAATCAATCGCCAAATCCCGACAACTTACAGAGCCTTGTACTCACTTGTGGCGTCGAAGCACGGGCACGCCTTCCTGGCGAAGTCCCTGTGGCCTCTTATCTCCGCGTTCGGGTACCTCGCCTTCAGATCCTTCAGGAGCTTCGTGAGAGCCTCCCTCTGCGCCAGCGTCCTCGTGTCCTTGGCCTTGCCGGACTTGTCGAGACCTCCCACGTAGCACACGCCCACGCTGTCCGCGTTGCGCCCCTGGCAGTGCGCCCCGATCTCGTTCTCCGGCCTTCCGGCGTGGACCGTGCCGTCAAGGTAGACGACATAATGGTAGCCGATGGTGCGGAACCCGCGTGCCTTGTGCCACCTCGTTATCTCCTCGTTCGTCACCCACCTGCCCTCCGGTGTGGCGGTGCAGTGCACTATGATGTAGTTAATCTTCCTTGCCATCGATCTTGACCACCTCTTTGTTTTCGGATTCCTCCGCTTTTTTTATCGTTATCGCCCCCTCGATGTTCGCCCCGGTCTTGGCCTCGACCACGGCCTCGATGACCTTCGCCGCGTCCACCTTGACCCCGGCCTTGTGGCCGAACTTCCAGAAGTACCAGTTCTGCGCTATGCTTATGAGCTCCACGCCTATGACGACAAGCATCAGCCCCGTCTCGATGATGGTGTAGCCAGTGGCCACGGCCAGCGAGGACGCGAGCACCACCCAGCAGAAGTACTCCACGGCCTTGCCTATCGTGCGCCTTATGGCGCGGCTAATCCTGATGCGGTCGCCCTTGCGCTTGGCGGCCCTGATGCCGAACACGAGGTCTATTAGGATGACCACCGCGGCTATGATGAGGTAGGGCAACATACGCTCGAAAGACTGCTGGAAAAACAACAACAACGCGGCCGATATGCCCGTGCCGACCACGACACCCCCCGTGGAGGCCTCGTCCGCGAGGATGTGGGCGTTGAAATCATTCATCTCCACCTCCTCCGGTGCCGACCGGAACTACCTCGACATACAGCCCCACGAGCGCGGCTAGGTCGTGCGTGAGCGCCTGCCCGCTGTCCCTGGTGCACTTGTAGAGGACGCCGCCCTGCGTGTAGTACTTGCCGTTGAATATCTCCATCGGCGGCGTGTACGGGATCGGGTCGTCCTGCGTACCCGCCGGCTCGACCTCGATGACCTCATAGAGCGCGGCTGTGGCCAGGCTTGGCGGCTGGTTATCCAGCACTGCGGCCACATCCTGGCGCACCCTCCAGAGCTTGCCGTCGTGGGACACGACCTGACCCGCGGCCAGCGACTTGCCCATGTAGGTGTCCCATGAATACACCAGCAGCGGCCTTTTCAGCGCCTCCTCGTCGGGGATGTCTGTGCGCTCGTTGTACTGCTCCAACAACATCTCATGCAGCTGGTCATTAACGGTCGGCTGCGGCTCCGGCGGAGCAGGAGGGGAATATGAAATCCAACCATCCGCCAGCACCATCTCCTCTGTCGGGTTGATGATCTGGATGTTACCCTTAATAATGACTATTCGTGACCTGTCACGAATAGTTCCGTCCTTTATGTAAAGCTGTGTGTTCATAACTAAGATAGTTTTTTAATTACAAATGTTCCGGGGAGATTATCATAAGACCTCAGGCCCTCGCCCGTGTCCGTGGTTCCGGGCCTCGTTCCGCTAACTTCTTGCGTTCCGTTCACGTAGAGTTCCACGTCCATTGTGTAGTAAGGACTGGAGGTCGATACAGTGTTGACCTTAAACCGCAGCTCCAAGGCGATGCTGTCGCCCACGTGCACAGTCGCAGAATATAGCGTGGTGCCTAAAAGTGCGATGGAAAGTTTTTCCTTTGAGCCCCATTTCTCAAGCTTTGCGTAGCACATTCCGCTCAGAACGCCATGACCTCCTAATATCTCGAATAGATAATAAGGGTGGTAGTTGGAAGATGGTATCGTTCCCGCCCAGCTTACGGAGTAGGACGCCCCAACCTTCATGACCATCGCCGGCATCGATCCACTATGGGTCGCGGTGGTAGTATTCACAAGGATCCTCTCGCCTGGTGCGCAGCCCATCATTAATTTCCTCATCAAGCCCATGTTCTTTCCCTCCTGTTATGATGACGCCTTGAACACGCCGATGGTGGCGCAGTTGTTGACGATGACCAGCTGGCAGCAGGTGTTGCCCTCGAACGTCGGAACCTCGCCGTTCTGCCAACGCACGTCTGCCGGAACTGTCAGCGTGTAGTCTTGATTGGGTACATAGAACTGGCAGCAGTACTCCTGCCCGTCCATATCTGCCCCTTCTGGTAGTGTTAGTGTCAGACCCTTGCACCTTCCCACAACGTGGAACTTATCCGCTGCCAGCTCAATTGACTTTACGGCAAGCGTATATGAATTCCCGTAGCCGATGTTATCTGGTAGGGTCTTGACGACCTCCCTCTTCTGTATGGCCGCGCCAGCCCTGTCAAGAAGCGCCTCCACCTGGGCGCCCGTATATTTGCTGTTATATTCCATATTCAGTTACATTTGATTTGTCTTCAGTACGTTGAACGTCCCGCCGTCCGACAGGATAAAATCCATGTCTGAGCCAGCGAAAGGTTCCCTCATTCCGGCCTGAGTGACGGTCAACGTGGCGGATGGCCCTTTCGTGGTGGCCGCAGTGACCTCTACCGAGCGATCACAGCCCTCGTTCGGGTCGGCCTCGATGGAGACGACTCCTGGACCTTTCCCGGACACCGGGGATATTCTCAGCCAATCAGGTAATGCCATGATGTTCTGTTTTTTTTAGAATAAATTAGAAGATGAGAGGGGGTTAAACCCCTCCCACCTTATGACCGTCTTATTCAAGAGTCCAGCTGTCGTTTGACTCTATAGTGAGCGTCTTGGATTCTCCGGCAGCCACAAAGGTGAGGCTCTCTGGAGTAAGGTTGATATAAGAAGAAGAACCCTGTTGACTGAACGTGAAGTCTCTGGTGGCAGTCTTGCTGCCCTCGCCAGTGACAGTTACGGTCACTACAAAGCCTCCACGAGGCTCGGTAGTAGGGTTGGCTCCAACAGAGACGATGCCGTCAGAAGAGAGAGCAAATCCAGTTGCAGCAGTCTTGACCTTTGGACTGAGATCAAAGACAACCGCAGCAGTATCGCTGGCCTCTGTTCTGGTAGCACCCGAAGTATAGGTGACAGTCTGCTTGGCTCCAACATATGAGTTGTCTGTCATGTTGCGGCTCTGGGTACCATCTGCCTTGAGTGAAATCTCTGTGGCAACGGCAGAGTCAAAGGTGATGTCATCGTAAGTGGCGGTATTGGCTGCCTGATATACATCCACAGAAGCGGACTTGGTAGCTGTAGTCTTCCAGGTAACTGTAGCAGTGAGAGTGCCTTTCTTAGTTCTGTTGGTAACAGTAGTGCCAAGTGAAGCAGCTGAAACTCCCTCACTAAATGTGATGGCGCAATCATCAGAGCCGTTGGTAAGGGCAACATCACTAGTGACTGAACCCGAGGTGTAAGTCTGTGAACCCTTGGCTGTAACCGTAGTAGAAGATACTGAACCTCCGGAAGCCGGAATGTCAGCTGGAGCAGCCAGTGTCACATCTGTAACGGCATAGGTTACAGAGTTAGCCTGCTGGCTAATTGAAACCTCTTTGGAAGCAGACTTGCCATTAGCATTGAGGGTGATGGTTACAGTACCTGAAATCACATCTCCAACTACTGTTGTACGGGATTCAGCAGATATCTGACCAGTAGCTGGGTCAAGGGTAAGAGCTGAAGGCCATCCGGTCTTAGTTGCATAAGCAACAGTGCCACCAGTAGTAATGGTACCACCACCCGAGGTAACACCGTTCCATCCCCAAGGCTGGGAGAAGGAAACAGAAGGAGCATCAACTGTACCACCGGCAGCAGGGATTTGCTGATAAGTGCCCACGGTGAGGGTAACAGCACCATAAGACTTAACACCCTTGGCCTGTGTGATGACGATAGCATCAGTGACAACATCTCCGTTACCATTCTGAAGCTTGATCTCCAATGTTCTGGCAGCTTCGGTCTTGTTCTCTGGGATTTTAATGTCGATAGTGAAGGAGAATTCTGCATCCTTACCTGGATCACCGTCAATAACAGTGTCGGTCTTTCCATCCCAAGAATCGTCATTGACTGCGTTGACTTGAATCTTGTAGGTAGCACCAGGGATAATCTTGCCAGTAGTCTCGGCCACCTTGATGTTTGCCGTATTTGCGGTACCAGTGATCTGAAGAGTGTCAGAACCATCAGAGTTGCTACCCTTTGCAGCGGCATTGTAGGTCTTGGTCGGCACATTAATGAACTCAGCCTTACCGGCCTGAGAAACCGAGGTGGTGTCGGTTGCACCTCCAGTTGTTTTAACGGTAATTGTTCCACCTCTCTGCTGACGCCCCGTGTACTCACTGGCGGTAACAGTTGTGGAATCGTTCATGGAACCTGAGCTCTTGCCCAGTTTAATCCAACTCGGTTTTGCCATATTTTAATGGTTTTTAGAAAGTTAATAAATTAACCTTTGTTAGGTGTTTAGTCGTTGTGTTTGACTCCAAGAGTCCATGAAGCATTAGACTCTATGGTTAGATCTTTAGTGCTCTCTGGGTCCGGGAATTCTAAGTTCTCTGGAACAAGTTTGACGAACTCACTCAGAGGCTGATGCTTGTGCATCATCAGAACTCTAAATACACTCATAACTTAGACTTTTGGAAATTCTCCCCAGACAGCTAGAGACCCTATCACTGAGATCACATATATGTGATCAGGTTGAATAACAGGAGCCTCTTCGTTCATCCATTTAATGGTGGAATCACCTGTGATAGCATGAATGGTTGCTCCCACTTCGATAGTATAGACAGTCTCTTTGTGAGATGCACTTGCCTGAACAATGTAATCGTCCTCGAGCTCTGGAACATCTACGTAGGTGACACCATCTAGTCTATCGAGAACCACTTTTAAGGTCTCATTTTTGTGCTCTATCTGATCTGAGTCTGTGACATATTGGCCCGCTAAGGGTCGTCTTAGTTCACCATAGATCTTGATATAATCTGCCATGATATTCTAAGTTTTAAGAGATAACAATGGTCATAGAGTCAGTCCCAGGAAGATCCCTAGTCCGATAGCACTTATAGGTTCCCAGTGGAGTAGAAGCCTCTACTGGAGCCAAGAACGGAACATCGAAACCACCAGATGTAACCTTGTTGATCGACATGGTGTTAGGGACGCAGAGCCACAAGTACTTAGTAGCATCATCATTGTTAAGAGTCTTGGTACCATTGAGAGAAGAGCCTCCCTTAGTCAGTGAAGTGATAGTCAACTCATTTCCTGTAGTGGCCTTAGAGAATCCATAATATACTGGGAGATAAAGATTAGCACTGATAGACCTTGGTGAGTTCTTTATGGTAGTACTGCCCTTCTTAGCAGTGACTGAGCCAGATTTGTAGCCCAGAGTAGAGAGAGTGAATTTTTCTGAGCCCTCAGCTACATTCTCCAGGGTCTTAGTCTCGCCGTTGAACTGGATCTGGACAGTGTCAGCTACTACTGGCTTAAAGTTTCTGAGAACCCTGAAAGATACACTGACCTCTACTGAGTTACCTGTCCATTCTGCCGAAGACGGCGAGATGGAAGCCTCAAGTGAAGTCGGGAAGCAGTAGTCCTGCAACTCCCTTATGGCTCCTGTCACGACTCTGTTCTGCACGCAATTCTCACTGGTCTCAGAAAGTTCGGAGTCAGGCTTGCAGGATTCACCTGGTGTGGGATCAGGGACATCTCCACCGCCCGATGTCTCTTTATCCACATAGAGATTGACAATACAACTGTCTTCCTGAACCCCGGAAGCATCGTTGCATGAGGCAACCCTTATGACTCCGTGCTGAAGTATCCTCTTCTTGATGCCGGAGCCATTGACGAAAACGACTTCCACCCCATAGTCGCCTATCGGGAGAGAGCCGGTTTCAACGAGTCCTCTGATCTCGTTGGTCGTGACAAACCGTGCTTTGACGGCGACTTTCCTGTCGGAACCTACCACCTTCGCCATTATTTCGGAGCAGTCCTCCAATTCGTAGGCTCTGTCTTGGCCGAACGTCAGTCCTTTCGACCAAAGGCAGATCCTGATAGGGAAATCATTTCCCCTGACGACATGGAAAATGTCGTTTCCTTCGTTGTATGAGCAATGATTGTTCATATTCATTAATGTCTTATCCTTGTTCTATAGTCGTATCCTCCTCCTGGGACACCTCGCATCTCATTGTCATCGTGGAAGAACCAGCAGGATACAGTGTGATATGTCCGGTTCTTGCCGATCCTGTGTAGTTTGCCCTTGCCACAAGGTCGGTTTCGTGGTCGCCGGATCCCTCGGTGATCCCGTCGCTGACAAAGCACCAGTCCGGAAGAGTCAGTCTCCAGCCGGCGCTGTCTTTGTCTGTTATATTGAAAACCACTCCGTCGCCACCAGCCTCAAATGCCAGCGTCGCCGGGAGATCCCAGGTGGCGGCGGCCTTTGCCGCCGACTGTTCAATCGTGAACGACTTCGAGTATGTCCCCTGTCCGTCCGCCCTCGTCCCGGTCACCGTGACCTTTCCGGTGCGCTCCGTGGCCGCCGTGTTGGCCCTGAAGTTCACGACGATCGTCTTCGAAACTTCATTGAGGTTGACGGTTGCCCCCTCGAGTGCGCCAGTAACTGTCGCCGTCAGCCCTGTGAGGTTCTTGGAGGAGAAAAGCTGCGTGACACTCGTGGTCGTGGCCGGGACGCTGAACGTATCCTGTAGGAGGCTAATGGACGGATCCAGCTCGGTCGCCGCCCCTGCCGCTTGCATGACAGTGCACGTCGCGACAACGTAATTGGTTTCAACAGCGTCACAGATTAAGGAAACATGACCCGTCCTGCTGTCTGAGGACGTGTTCGTGTTAACATCGATAACTACATCCGAGTCCACGGCGATCCAGTCCGCATCAGACTCCAGCCGCCAACCGACAGAATCCGGATCCGACACCTCGTAAGGAATAGATAAAACTGCTGCTTCCGCGGACATCTCCGATTCCAGATTCCATGTCGGAATCGTCTTGCAGGCCACCGTGGCGGTCTTGTTTGAATCCATCACTATTGTCTGCATTCCGGAGTCAATCATCCCATTCTTGTAAGCCCACACTTTGACAGTGGTGTTCTCCCTGAACGTCATTGGCTCCGTGTAAGTCACAGCGTCAGCTATGGACGATTGTCCCGCGACATATTCAAGAACCTTCACAGTGGCTCCCGGTGTCGCGCAGTTCACTGTCAGGGTATATTCATTCACCACGGCGGCCACGGCGAGCTTGCATCTTGCCGTGAATCCGCCGTCGTTGGTTCTGACCCCTATGACCGCCGAACCGGCGGCAACCGCCTTCACTGTACCGTTTTGGTTGACCGTGGCGACGTTCTTGTTTGATGACTCCCATGTCACCGACCGGTCGGTCGCTCTTTCCGGCGCTACTGTGGCCACCAATGTTTCCGATTCGCCGACAGCGAGGAATAGCACGGACTTGCTCAGACTCACACCGGTGACGCTCACTGAAGCGATCTTGTAGGTGACAGTGACTGATTTCTCCGCATAGACGCTTGAGTTGTCCTTGCTTGTCGCCCGGATCTTGACCGTAGAACCGTTCGCTCCTCCCTTGACAGTAAGCAGCCCCTTCTCATCGATGGACGCATAGTCCGAACCGCTCACCACACTCCAGGTTATGCTCCGCTGTGTCGTGTTCGACGGTGAATATGTCACCTGGAACTGCGCCGTGTTGCTTACATCGTTCACGGTGGACGGCCCGAGGATGCCAAGTCCTGTGATGTCGATGTCCACTTTGTCAATGACAGTGTTGTTAGGGTTTGCGTAATGCCATTTGAACGTCATGCTGCTGACAGTCCTATCGGTCAGCGATGTCTTGAACTCGTCCACGACAATAGCCCGTTCCGAACCATCCTTCTCGATGATGTACCTCTCCTTGGCCGCAAGAAACTCCAGCCAGTACCCGTTCATCCCGATGCTGTCGATGTGCCCGGAATTCTGCTCGAATGTCATCGAATAGTCATTCTCCAGCTCCTGCTCTATCCCGGAATTCACGAACACCTGCGTCTCCGACTCTATCGAGCGGCTGAACTTCCCGGTTGCGTGAATATATTCATACGTCCCTCGCCGCCCCAGGAACGTGTACGTCTTCAGTGGCAGCCGTGTCCTTCTGATCTCGAATGAATATGTCTCTGATTTGCTTCCGGAATATTCAATCCAGATCTTGAACCCCGTTATTTTCGATGTGTCCAGACCCTTGGATGCAGCAGTGGACAACATTGTGCCGGTGGAGATGTCAAGGTCATAGTATTTAGTGGACACATAATAGGTGGGGCTAAGTTTGTAACTGGTAGAAGAGCCTCCGTCAAGATAGTCGAATCTGACATAAGTGGAGACATCACCCGAAGTCCTGTAGTAATAGAGCCGATCTTCCGCTCCTTCATAGGCAGGGGACTTAACCGGCCTTGTCGTGAATATGGTTGCGGCAAGGGACTTGTACGCGAACTTCCTGCAAGGCAGCACGCTGAAACTGTACGAACACGAGGACGAGCCTTGTGTGGCCGAGAATGAGCCAGTCACCATCCCTATGCCATTGCCCATCAGCGCTCTGAGAATCTCGCCGGCCGGTAGCCGTACAATTCCGGAGTTAGGAGCCACGTCAAAGCTTAGCACCTCCTGTGATGCAAGGATTCGTGAACCAAACTTAACGGTGATCGTCACCGTGTCATCCGATTCCGTGGTCAGCGTCAGCCAAGAGCTTTCGTCAGCGAATTGTATGCTACCTGTAAATTTCATATCCGTGTTTCAATGGCAGGGTATATCATCCCCAACCCAGGACAAATGTACACCTGGAGACCCCATTCAGAAAGGACATCAGATTTCGATGAATTCCCCACGTGTCGAGACCGCCTCCGACCCCGCCGCCACCGTCACCGAAAGCTTTGCCACAATCCATTTCCTCCCCTTGAAGTACACCGGTCTGTACAGTCTGAAATTATGCAGGTCGATAGGGGAGAGGTTCACATCCACCGACACCCTCTGCCTTGTCTTCCCCAACCACTCCGCGAACGCCTTGTGGTACTTGTCCCAAAGAGCGGCGGGCGTGATGGATAGAGCTTCCAACGAAGATACTAATGGTAGGTCTACATTGCAGGCAAACCCATTGCTGATCAATTGGTCGTTGAACATAACTCCTATGTATGTTTTCTTACTTCGTTCCGAACTTCCTGTCTCCACGTCAATAATTGGTGTCATACGGTATTTCCTGGCAGTCTCTCCGTAGAAGATTTTTTCTGGAGAACATCGCACAAGAGTGAAGTCTGACTTGTTGCTAAACTCATCGGAGTCATTGTCGGGTTCATGTTTTGAAATTGCCCCACTTGTGTATAACACGTCACATTCGTATGCTGCATCGGATAACGGCACCATATTGACGTAGTCCTCTTGTCCTAGTTGTGTAATATAAGCCGTATATTTCCGACCTGAATAGATATCACCGGACTGTTTGCAGAACACGGTTTTATATTCTTCTTTGTCATCGAAACAATCCAGAATGTCTTCTATCCCTCTTGCATCAGAAATCTCGGCTATAGTCCCATTTTGAATGGATTCTTGAAGAGTGTTTCCATCTAAGTTGCTTTCCTCTTCTTCGTACCCAAAGGAATATGATTGGCTTGGCTCCTCCTCTGTGGCAAAATCATCGTTAATTTTATCAGTCCAATCTGTAGGGGAACTTCCTAAAATGGATGTATTGAACATGATTTTGAGGCGGTAGTTTTCAGCAAAGCAACTCGCTCCGAATATTGAACACAAGTTTTTGATCAGATTCGCAAACGTGATGTCTGGTAAACAATGGGCGACATCAGTTATATAATTTCCTGTTTCTATCCCCCCGAGGGTGGTATTATTCTGACTTATGCTACCATCGGATCTTGTTGTTGTTTCTGAACTCAAAGAACTACGTGTGACCCCATCGTAAATTATCTCGTGATAGCATCCGAGTACACAAAGGTCTTCAACAGTTATAAATGACACCCTTGTCGGGAAATCTACCGGAAGGTTCCTCATTATGGTCGAGACTCGAACGGCTGGAGTAAAGGTAGAATAATCGAAAGTCTCGTAACTACTCACATAATTTAAGTACTTGGTCTGATAGGTGCGTTTTGTTGTATCCTGTGGACCGAGCGATCGGATTGTTCCCTCGTAAGGATGCAACGCTACACCTGATTTACGTATGAGTAATGGTGTGGAAAACAAATCACTTGACGGCACACCATTTCTGACATCGAACTCCAGAATCTCCTGGTCCCAGATCTTCCCTTCCAGTTCCACCACCTTCTCCGTGAATGTGTACATCAGACACCCGTCCTCGATCCCATCATACACCAGCGTCCCGCTCACAAACGGCACACCCCCGATCCACACCGAAGCCTCCAGTCTTTTCACGTTCGGCGCCAGGAACATAGCCGGCGTGTACCCGAACACCCTCCTGTTCACCGGACTCGGCGGAAACGAAATCTGCGTGCTGAAAGCCGAAGGAATATGATCCTCCTCCAACATCGGATTCTCCATCTCGATCTGGAACTCGAACCCCTTCGTAAGATCCAGCTCCGTGAAATCCTTAGTCAATATCCTAACCATAACGAACTCATTATGGCACAAAAATAGCCACCCTCAGGCGGCCACAAAGGACAACAAGATTACTCTTCTAATTTGAATTTTTTCAGCACATAAGGCTTGATGGCCGGGGATTGTCGGACGTGGTCAAGACACTCTTTCAGGTCTTCTTCCTTTATATGTCCAAGATATTCAGCGCTTTCCAGAACCCTTTCGCTACTGAACTCCCTCACTGTGTAGCAATCCACATAGCTATCGTGATCAAGGTAATCATTGTCAGCAACTTTGACCAAATGCTGATATGGTGCGATCTGGGCAAACATGCGTTCATTGATCCGCGTGTTCACCAAAAGGGCGGCCAGCACACCACCATCATCAGTCTGTCCTATGATAACAAATCTTTTCGGTTTGGAGTCCTTCCCTTGCTTGGGCTTAACCCTGTCCTCCGGAAACATCTCCATTTTCAGAACCTGACCGATCCCAATCGCATGCTTCCTGAGTTTTTCAGGAAATGTTCCCAGTTCCATCATGATCTGGCAAACCATTCAGTATCAAGAAAGTCCTTCAGGTACTGCAACGCATCATCAGAGGCGTTTCCTTCCTTGGATATATTCATGATGTCCATCTCCTTGAGGGAAGTGCCACTGTTGAAAGCGCGGCTCCACTCCTGCCCGTGCGTGTCATCCATGATCTGACTGAAGGACATCCCGGCAACTTTGCTGATTCCGTAGTTCAGACATTCTATGTCAGACAGGGAAAGAAAATCCATGTCGGGTCTCTCTTTCGCTGAAAATCTCTCATTCTCGAAAGCTATGGCATCCGAAGCCAAATGCATGTCATCTGCCTTATGGTAGTCGAGCACACGAGAATCGCCACGTGCCATTTTCAGAATATTGTAGATGTTGGACGGTACCGGCCCGAACGGCAAAGCGCAGATGCAGTCCTTGAAGAGGGGAGTGCCATACCGCGCAAGGTGGTTCTGCTGCGCATAGTAAGCCGCCTTGACAAGGCTGTAGATGTCCCTCTTACCATCCTCACTATGAGTAAGGATGTAGAGCAGAACCGCCTTGATCACCAATATGTCATCTTTCCCAAGCCTCATGGATTTCCGTGTATTTCGTTTGCATATCATTTGTGTTTACAAAGGAACAAACTTTAGACCAAAAATCCAACACTTTCCGCTGATTTTCACTTTGTTCGATGGGGCTTGCTGAACAAAGACAGCCGCACTGAGGCGGCTGTATGGGACGGCGGGATTGTCAGAGTTTCTTCAGCTCCACCGGCGGACCGACCTTGAGGTACTCGTCCATCGATGCGGTGATCATCTCGAAGATCTCCTTGGAACGCTTACGTATCTCGTCGATGACTTTTTGGCTGCGTGTTACTCTCCAGTACCAGGTACGATTGAAGCGGTCATCGCAGGTCGATACAGGATCCACATCCTTATTCCCGTAAAATGCGGAAATGTCCGTAAATGTCAAATCAAATGATCCATCTCTGAATGACAGAAAGACCGTACCGAACAATGCTCCTTGTTTATTGCCAAATCGCTGGTTGTAGTACCGTGCGCGGTATCCTTTATCCTCGTCTTTGCACACCACACCGCCAAAGCTTAAATTAAGTGACACGCTATGCCAACCGGCGGTATTGCGGTATAACTCATCCCTTGTCATCCCTGGCATCGAATATGTCTTTTTGAAAGTCAGTTTTTCCGGATCAGCCAGCTTCCTTCCGAAGCAAGTCCCGCCGAACCCTATCAGCATTATAGCAACAGCAATGATTAACCTTCTCATACTCGTTCAGAATTAATTGTCATTTTATTCGTCTCATCTGGACATCAAGCGGCCTGTTCAAATGCTGCTCCAAAGACCCTTTCAGCTCGTGGAAAAGGGATAAAGAATATACCCTTGCGGAATCCGCTAACACTCGGTTTTTCCTAAGCCAAGCGTTGGATTGGTTCAGATGATCATCCCCGGTGGATAACCCTACGATATAACGCATAGGCTTATGATTACAATACACATTTATGTTGGAAATGCAGAACCGGCAGGAATCCGGCATACACTTGACATACATTCTGAACGTCAGATGATCTCCGAAAGAAGTAGGCTTTTTCCCGTGATTGAACCGGACATCGTGCCCTTCAAGAACAACAACCCCTTTTCTGGCCATCTCCCAATCGTTGACAACTCTGATTTCCGCAAGATTCGGCTTCCAGATGTTCAACTGATCCTCCATCCATTCTGCCTCCCTTCCGTATACGGGAAATGTCCCATAGATTGTAAGGGTGTCCGGTTTTATCGCCTGTCCGAAACAAGTCCCAAAGCAAGACAGCAATATGATCGCAGCAAAAATAACCTTTCTCATACTCATTCAGAATTAATTGTCAGACAAATCCTTGCAAAAATCACTCCGTAACGGTGTCGTGGCGGAGGATGTCGAACTCCAGCTCCTCGTTCATGATCTTCCTCAGAGCCTCGTCCAACTGGTAGAAGGCGGTGTTCATCGTCCTGATCTCATTGTCGAGCCTTCCGTCCATCAGCAGTTCCTTGCTCTCGCACATCCGCTTCTCCCACTCGGAGAACCGGTCGGCGATCCGGAACAGTTCAATCCTGGTCTCGATGATGAAAGAGTCAGCCCCGATCTTGTGGCTTTCTGCGGCAACAGCCGCGTTGTTTGAATTAGTAGTACGCATAACTAATTGAATATAAAAACCCTCCGCTAAGGTCTGCGTACCACATACCTGCCTTACGGCATAATGCTGTTGCGACTTTCGTCAGCAACGACCATACGGAGGGCAAAATTTCCCTTTAATAATATGTCAGCAATCTTCTACGGAATTATTCAGCCGTAAAGAGAATGCTAAGTATGTAGTACGCATTGGCAAAGATGCGAATCTTTTTCCAATTTCCAAGAGTTTTGCGAAAAAAATGCAGAAAAACTTTCGCTACCTGCCGTAGGTACTCCGGCGTTTAGCCCTGTTGTACTTCTCCGTCTGCTCGATGATCCCGTTCTTCCCCAGCATCGACACATCCGCCTTGATCGGAACGGAAAGCCTTTTGTTCAGCAGCTCGATGGCCTCCAGCAACTTCTCATCGGTCGCTGACCTTGCCGAAACTACGGCGCCAGCCCCAGAGCCGATTCCAGTCACCGGGCTTGCCGAAGTGTTCGTAAACCCACCGCTTTCCCGACCTATAGCGGCTCCCACAGGATAGACCGCCTCGAAGTTCAGGCTCTTCAACGTTCCAGCCTTCCGAGCCTCCTCCATCGTAGCCACGAACGGCAGTAACGTCGGATTGCTCAGTCCGTCAGCCGGTATCACATATTCACCGCCGTTCTCACCCACAAGCACGGTAGGGGAGGAGACGAAGCCTCTCTTGTCAGGTGAGAGCCGCGCCTTGAAGGCCTTTCCGTCCTGAGCTCGGCGAGTGTTCACGAAGCCGCCCTCCTCCGCACCGATCGGTTGCGCCGCGATCAATGCAGTCTGCGCCGCCCCGAAAGCGGCCACGATCGCGGCAGGAGCCGCACCGGCTGGCCAGCCCCATTGCGCCAAGGTCTTGGTGACCGACAAAGCCGTGTTGATGATGGACTGCACCAGATTGAGCGCTTTCGTCCTCTTTGCTTGTTTGATCTCCATCTCCTCGCGCTTTGCCTCTTCCTCTGCTTCCATCTCCTCGACCCTCGCGTTGTACTGCTCCTGTGACACCAATCCGGCATCATATCTGGATTTCAGATCTTTCTTTTTCTTCTCGTTGTTCTTCTTGTACTCGTTGAATGCCTTGTTTTCCTTGGCGTTGGTAAGCTCGATCGCCTTGCTTGCCAGTTGGAAGCCTTCTTGAGCTAGGCCTCCCATTCCGGTCAAGGCATTTGCCAGATCTTCTGCTTTAAGCCTGCCATCAGACAGATTCGCAAAGAACTGATCCCATTGCTCCTGCGACACACCGAACAGGCTGCCTTTCCCTGTACCTGCGAAAGCCCCTGCTGTGTCCTCTTTCTGTTTGTTCTTGAGTTCCGTGATCTTCTCGATAATCTGCTGGAGTTGCAACTCGTATTTCTTCATATCATCTTCTGGAATCAACCCACCGTCAAACTCTTTGCTTGTCGTGATCTTCTCCAGCTCTGTTTTGAGGTTCTCCAAGTACTCAAGATCAGTAGACACCAGTGCTGAGTTCATAGACCTTTGCAAAGAAGACTTCTCGACAGACGGTCCTACCGGCAAATCAAGCATTTGTCCGGAATAATCGTTCTGAATCTTCAACTTCTTTACCTCGTGTTCTGACTTGAGCTTTGCCATTTCCTTAGCCTCAGCATCCATCCGAATCTTCATCAGATTATTTTGATGCTTCCTCTCAATGGCCTCCAGCACTGCCGCCTGATTCTCGTACAGCACCTGCGTCTCCTTGAACTTCTTCAATTCCGCCTGGTACCGAACCTCTTCACCATCCATCGCCGCCTTTGTCTTGTCCGTCTCCACCTCGTTGATGATCGCCGTTCCCTCCTTGGCCAGATCCGCAGCCTTCTTCTCGTTCTCCTGCCGCTTCTTCAACGCATCCTCCGAATGCTTCTTGATCTTCTCCTGCAACTCATTCTCGATCTTGGCTCTGTCCGCCCCCTTATCCTTATTAGCCGCCAGCCGAGCCGTCAATGTCGCCACCTCCAGCTGATAGAGCCTTTCGTTATATTCCTCCTGTGAGGAGATCTCCTTCTCGTTGTACCGCCTTGTCAGCTCCGCCTTGGCCGTCAGGAACGCCTCGTCATTGCTCAATGACCAGAGGGCTTTGTTTTTTTGCGGATTTTGGGGGCGTGGTGGGTTTGATGGCGGTGTTGATCCCGACGGGGAGGAAGAGGAGGCGGCTCCGCCACCGGACGCATTCAGGTACTGGGCGGCAGCGAGGTCGAATCCTTCGAGTCTGTTCGCTGCCAGTTCCGCGGCGTCGCCAGAACCGCTCCACCACCTTCCGAACCCATTCTGCGAATCAGCCTTCGCCTTGGCGGCCTCTGCCTCTTTTTTCAACTGCTCCCGGGTGGACGCGATGTAGCTCTCCATAGTAACCCCCGGCCCCAGATCCGTCTCGGGGTTGATTTCAGCCAAGGCCTGTGAATATTCGGAGAAGAATCCCTGACGGCCTCCAAGATTGATCAGCTCCGTCAGCCCCTCCACCATTCGGGTCAGCCAGTCAATCACGCTCTTGATCGGTCCGGCGGACTCCTTGAACGAGAGGATCAGCCCCTCCCATGCGGACTGGAGCAGTTTGACGGAACCCTCGACCGTGTTGATCCTTTCCTCGGCTGTATTCTTCAGCACGCCGTTGACATCCTCAAGCGAATCCCTCAGAGCCAAGGCAGCGTCCACTCCGTCAAGGAACGTGTTGAAGGCGGAGACAGACCTTTTGTCGGTCAGTTCCAACGTGGTGTTAAGGTCAACTCCCTGCGCCTTCAGCTGTCTCAGCCCGGACATCAGTTCAGGGAATGTGCTTACAGGCTTGCCTAAGGCCACCGCCAGCTTGCCGCTTGAGTCCGCGAGGTTAAGCAGGATGTTCCTTGTGGCAGTGGCCGCGGAAGAGGCGTCAAACCCGGCGTTGGCCAGTGTGCCGAGCAGGGCGACCGTGTCCCTGAGCGAGAAACCGAATGTCTTCGCCACCGGTCCGACCGTGGCCATCGCTGTCTGGTAGTAGGAGAAGCTCAGCGCGCTGTTGTTGGCTCCCTGCACCAGCACCCCGAGGGTGTCGGCGGTGTCTTTGGCGTCAAGCCCGAACATCCTCAGTGTCGCTCCCGCCATCGCCGCCGCTTCCGGGAGGGTGGTCCCGATGGCCGTGGCGAAGTGCAGGACGGACTCCTGCATCTGCATGATCGCACCCTCCTTGAAACCCAGCTTCGCGAGTTCTGTCTGGAGCAGCGTGACCTGCGAGGCGGTGTATTCAGTGGTCCGTCCAAGCTCCATCGCCGAATATGTCAGCGCCTCGATGTCCTTGACGTTCTTGCCGATGATGGTGGAGAGGTTGACGTTGGCCTGCTCGAAGTCCACTATCTTCTGGAACGCCCTTGCCACGCCTCTGACTGCCCCGGCGATAGCTGCGAATGCCGCCAAAGCTCCGGCCTTGACGCTTGATAGTTTCTCAAGCGCACCCTTGGTCTGCCCGGACTGTGAGGTAAGCTCTTTAAGCCTTGCCTTGGTCTGCTGGACCTCGGCATTAAGCTTCTTCCAGTTCTCCGTCCCGGGAACGGCCTTGCTAAGAGCCGTCTGCGTCAGTTTCAGATGGTTCCGGAGTTCCGCCAATGTCTTGTTCTCAAGGGAAATGGCATCCCTGAGTTTGTTGTATTTTTCCCGGCATTCCGTCAGGGTCTTCTCCTGGTCTTTCAGGGTCTTCGTCAGGTTCTGGTGTTCCTGTGAGCCGGTCTTGCCGGCTTTCTCAAGATTCTTGAGTTCAGTCCTGGTCCTTTTGGTCGAACTCTGCAAATCCTTCATCTGCCTGTCCAGCGCAAGCATCTCCTTCCTGCCGCCATCCCCGTTGACAATCAGGTTCAGCCGAAGATCCTCATCAGTAATTCTTTTAGCCATAATCTCACGTGATTTATGGCACAAAAATAGCCGCTAATCAGCGGCTGCAAAGGACAAATACAATGGAGTTTAACCCCAGATGATTGTCAAAACAACGCTTGCAAGAATGACCAGGCCACTAAGAAGCAACAGCAAATCACCCATAACGCTTTTCTTGGTTTTGTTCTTGGAGGTCAGTCCAACCACGGCACTTCCAATCGTTCCACCTACGAGAAATATAATCAACCCTGCCAAACCGACAAAAATCGCAATCAAAGCGACAAACAACAACGGCCAGACAAGCCATCCGATATCACCGATAAAGAACATAGGGCTTCAAAGATTAGTGTTTATTTCTCTTTCTTGCAAAAATCATCCCACCGAACGCCACAATCGTAGAAGTAGATAAAAATGGTTTATGGAATATATCTTATGAAATATGGGTGTGATAATTTTGATGAGCTTAATGGAATATGTCGATTATCATTGTGACAACACAGAAAAGCAGGATTACCCCTCCTAACAAGAAAAGGATATTGGTCCATTTATTTCAGGATATACTTTTTCACCTCATTCTCATCAAAAGAAAACAGTACAGACAAATCATCCGTATCGGACACATCCAAGATGTTCTCCGCCAAAAGCGAAGCTGCCTTGATGTCCCATTCTGTTGGCTTAATATTGCATTGAATCACGAACTCGTTTTCCCTTTCTGAAATCGCCTTGTCGAAATCCTCATCAGAGATATCCCCGGAAGCCAACTGTTCGTTCAGGCGGGAGAAATTACGTTCTCTCGTCCTGTTATTGATGGCATTCGTCACTAATTCAATAAATCTGCGCGGGATTGAACCATCCAGCCAATTCTGTAAGGTTGGATGGTTAGAGTGGCCGGTGAAATAGATATCTTCATCTTTTTTCATCGCCACATATTGAGTGTTGGCATCCGCATAGAATGAATAAGAGACAGAATCTCCGACTGTCGAAGTGGCGCTTGTTGTCTGAATATCAGAAGTATTTAATATTTCGTTCATTTGCCCGTATTGCATTTGTATTGCATTTGTCTTTGCAAATAAACAACTTTCCGGCCAAATAATCAAGACTTCCCGCCTGATTTTCACTTCGTTCGCCCCAGTTCCGACTCCCTGATCCGGGCGATGACATCCTCCGTGAACTCGTACATCAGCCGTTCGGCGATGGAGGCGAAAGCACCGAAGACATAGCGATTGTGGATCTTGCGGTTGCTCTTGACGGACTTGCCGCCACGCTGGAGACGCTTCATGTCCAGGAAGCGCTCGTAGGCCACGTGGACGAACGTCAAAGTCCCCGAAGCGCCGCTCCCACCGGTCACCGAAACACTCCTGGACGACTCCAACCGCCCGGAACGATTCTTGACCTTGGCCTCGATGGCCTTCCCCTGATTTCTCAGAAGCCGCTGACCCTCATCCAGAAGGACCTCACTGACAAAACGCGCCCTGACATCCATCACTCAAACGCAAGCTCGATGCTGTACCCGCTCCAACCACCGAACACACTCGACTCCGGAACCACATCCACCGAAGCCAGCGACAACCCCGTCACCAGACGACAGTTCTGACTTGAGGTCTCCTCGGCGATATAGGCCAGAATCAGATCCGCAATCTCCAGAAGCCGTGAATACTGCTCATTCTCCGATTCCTCCGTCTTGTCCAGCCCAAGCCCCTTCTCCAACACGAAGATCACCGTCCCCAACTCTTCCCGGAACGTGTCCGAATCCCCGCGCTGATGCACCTCCGGACGCGCCACGAGAACCTGCACACCCGAAAGATGCGCCAGCTTGGAAGTGGCATCCGACTGCGCGGTCGTGCAAATCGGATCGATGTGCTCACAACACCAGCAGGAATGGATCTTCAACCCCGCAAGGTACTCAGTGAGCCTTTGAAGCCTTGATAATCTGCTCATTTCTCTTTCTCTCCTTATAGTTATGCCACATAATCGACAGCACCGAGAACAACGGCTCCTCATCCACCCTGTCAATGTTGCCAAGCGTGTTCTCCTTAGCCACCTCGACCAACAAATCATTCCACCCGAAGCTTATTCCCGAACTTTTCTCATCCCCGGCGAACAGCTTCGACAAATCAACCTCCTCCCCGTTAATCTCCAGAACACCCGACTGAAGGTACTTCAAGCAAGCCGCGAACCACATCATCACGAGATTCTTCTGCCACCCCTTCAACCTCGACGCTCTATGAATATGCCCACGTGCATTCCGTTGGTCCACATCCGGCACCATCCGACCTGCCCTGTTGGCCTTCCGGCAACGTCTTCTGTACAGGAAAGCGATGCATTCATCCAGATCCTCCGGCTCATGGCTTCTAAAAAACCTGTTGATTGCGGCGGATGCGTGCCTGAACTCCCCGAAAGTCAGATCCTGAAGCAGTTCCCCTGGACCGTACAGCCTCACAAGCCCCGACCGGACCACCGGCATCGGATTGGCGACCGAATCAAACGTCAACGCTGCCGACTCCTCCGAGAACAGAAACCCCAGAAACTTCTCACACATCCGATAGACATTCTCATCCCTGACAGAAGAAGAGCCATTGAATATGTCCGTGAACCATCCCTTGACAGTCCTCCGCACCCCAAGCAGCATCCACAAAACCCTCACATTGAAGTCCAACGGCGATTCCCCACGCCTAAGACACCTCTCGAAGATCCGGAACACCCCACGCACCTGTTTCGGAGTCATCTCGCTCCACGAACCAGGCACCTGTACGACCTTGCCGGTCTCGAAAACCTCAATCGTGTTCATCACTCGGTGGTAAAGAATTTGTTCCGCCTGTCATTCACAGGCAAAAGCTTAGGATCCGCCTTATCTTCGCTGATCAGAGCCGACAAATCCGTCAAAGCGTCCTTGACCTCACTTTTCAGATTGCCGACATACCAGTCAATCTCATCCATCGTGGCCACACGGTTGGACCTGTTCCCCTGATAGGTAGGGGAAAACCGCCTTGCGATCTCGATAGGGAACACCTCAAGGCTCCATCTCGTCCCTGCCACTATCACGGCGCTCAGTATGGCCGCCCTTCTGGCCAGCGAGAGCACTCTTTCGTCAGCCGAGCCGTCGGCTATGGAAGCCCACTTATCCCCGGCGAACGGTCCTATCACCGCCCTTTGCCGCTCGATCACAAGCGCCTGGAGCAGATAATAGACGTAGTAGCTCCCGTCGAGGGGATAGACCGCCTCGAACTCCTGAATATTCCTGACAATGGATTCGCCTATCATCGTCCTCTTGGCCGAAGCCTTCCAGTTCTCGTTGCCGGAAGTCTCCAAGTAGGTGTACAAAGCGTCCAAAGCCCGGAAATACCGCTCCCTCATCGCTCTGTCATCCCTGTCTATCTGCCATTCGTAAGGGCTTCTCTCATTGTCATCGATCTTGACCTTCCGGCCGGTCGATTCGTGGGACACGGACGAAAGCTTGGCGTACCGCATCAACGCCAGACAAGCCACCGGAAGCCTTACAGCGGCTACAAGTTCCGGTTTCTCATCCTCATCGTAAGCCTCCGCGGCCTCCTTGACCACCTCCGGACTCACAAGCCGCGCCACCTCATCGGTGGCGAACCGGATTTCCGTCTCGATCAGCCTGAAAGGAGAGGAAGCGTACCATTGGCCGGTCAGATCCTCAAGTTCCTTGGAACCGTCCCGATTTCTGTTGAACAAATCCATCATAATCACTGATTTTTAACCCTTGCCGAAGAAGTAAGGGCATCCTCCGCCGACAACTGCTTGTGGAAGAACCCAAGTTTCAGCCCCTTTCCGGGGAAATTGAACGCTATCGCTTGGTTGATCGGCTCCAGAATCGTCTGTGAGGCGATCTCCGTGTCCGAAAGCAGGAACAGCTTGAAGGCGTACAACAGTTCCGAACCTGATGCCAGCTTGCCGTTCACCATCACGTTCGACAGCGACGGATGCAGCCCCATTCCGGATGTGATCGCAGATGCCGAAGCCTCCGAGATCTTCAACTGAGCCTCCACAAAGTCCTTCATCTTCTGGTCTATCGCCTCCACGGACCAGGACACACGCCCCGCGCCGCTTTCAGACGGCATATCGAGCGAATAGAAGAACTTTCCAGCGTTCTCCTTGCCGCTGAGCACATCCTGCATCTGCAACAGCAGATCCTCCGTCAACCGGCTGATCTCGTTCTCCACCTTGGTGTCATCCCAAGTCGGATGAACCATCCTAAGACGGTCACGCCTTTCCTCCCAGTACTCCTTGGGAGCCTTCACCAGATAAGCAAGGTTGATTCCGTTGTCCGTCACGTACTTGAATATGGTCGGAATCTCCGAACCCTTGACAATCCAGCGCAACGCTCCCCAATACTGAGGCACAGCATAGAAATCCCTTGCGAATGAATATGTGTGGTTGTACGATGCCGACGCTCCGAACCGTCCCGGATTCTTCCTGTCATAGACCGGATAGACCCTTACGCCCGTCCCCACGCAGGAATGCTCGAAATCCCCGACAACAATGTGTTTCACGTCCTTGATCTCCCTGCTGTCCGTCCACTCCAGCCTTGCGTTCTTTGAAGGAATATGCTCAAGATAGGCTATCTTTGGCTCCCTGCCTATTCTCCGGCCTTTCTCCAGATACTTGGCATCGAAGAACCCTTTCAGATGCAGGTAATCGGTCATACACCCCTTGATGTAGCTAATATAGTCCCAGCTGTCCAGCCACGCCTGGATCTCCCTGTCCTCCTCCCAGTTATGCACGATGTTTCCTTCCTGGTAAGCCAGCCGGTTAAGGAACACGCCCTGCCCGTAGAGAAGCCCCATCTGCCTCTCAAGGATTCCCGGACCAAGATTGTTTTCGTCCAGGATGTCCCTTAGGTGCACCGGCAGATTGTTGTCGTGGCCGAACGGCACGATCTTCTGTCCGCAAATCGTCTGGGGCAACTGTTCCCAGTTCCTCTGTTGCGCCATCCAAAACACGGAGTCCAGACTGCTGTCCCTCCTGTTGGAAAGCGCGAAAGCCCGGCCATCGTTCAACCGCAGAACGGATGTGTGGTCGGATATTTTTTCGATTCTGCTCATACGAGTATCAGTTTTTGTCCGTTGAATGTCATCAGAAGCGGCTGGTAGAAACGCCTCGGCTCTCCGGTCTCCAGATCCGTGTAGCCCTCGATGATGTCAGCGTTCTTGTTGTGCTCCTTGGTTTCCCTATGTCTCAACACCCCGCGCCGGACATAGACGATCCCGTCGCTTGTGCCTTTCGTGGGGTTATAGCTCATAAACGAGAAGCTGAAGCTCCTGTCTTCCTCTGACAGTCGCCTCATCTCCGTCAATGCTTCATATACGTTCATATCACAAAGTTAGCCACCTCCCAAGACGATAAAAAGGACACCACGCCCAACCCGGAAACTACAGCCCAAGGCTCGGCTATTTCAGCCAAACGGGCTTGTTTTGTGAATATATTCCCGTCAAAATCAAGTGGTTCAAAGCCTTGCACCCCGCCGCGGCAAAAACGCACTTTTTCGGACGCAAAAGAGCCCGGGCCGCTCCTGCCGAGGAGGCCCCCGCCCAGGAAGCCGTC